AGCTCTAAGAGCAAGAAGCGAACGGTAACTGATCCGCAGTTCTACTGGTGGGATGAACCGCAGGATATTGTACGCCTGCAGGTCAATGGTGCGTTGGGTTCGTCAGATACGGTTATTACCGTAGATTCGACCGATCCCACGACTACGAATGCAGCAACGCCGTGGGGTACGGCGAGCCACCTGAAAGAAGGTGACCTTCTTTTGGTGGAGTCGGCTGACAGCTCGTCGTTTGCGAACGAACTGGTTGAGGTCGTTTCGGTTATCTCCGACTCGAAGTTCCAGGTCTCTCGTGGTGCTGCGGGCTCTACTCCGGCTGCGATCTCCGACGACGCCAAGATGACGTTGATCGGCTCGGTCTATGCGGAAGGCTCGGCTGCTCCTTCGGCTGTAAGCCGAAATCCCTTGAAGTACACGAACTATATTCAGATCTTCAAGGATAGCTACGAGCTGACTGGTACTGTCCTCGCGACCAATACCCGCACGGGTGAGCCGTGGAGCAATGACAAGAAGCGCAAGATGTGGGACCATTCCCGCGGTATTGAGCTGAGCATGCTCTTCGGTAAGCCGAGTGAGGTGATTGGGGCGAACGGTAAGCCGAAGCGGACGATGGCCGGTTTGCGCTATCAAATCCCGTCGGCTAACCAGTACGTTTACTCTGCTGGTACGACCTGGTTCGATCTCATCGACCGGCTGAGCCCGCTATTTTCGTACAGCTCTAAGGCTGGCGACGAGCGAGCAGCCTTCTGTGGTTTCGGTGCGCTGAACGCCTTGAATAAGATCATCATGGCAGACGCGAACTCTGAGATCCAGTGGGCTGGGGTCGAGAAGGTTTACGGAATGAACTTCCGTGTCCTTCAGATGCCGCAGGGTCGTCTCCTGTTGAAGACGCATCCGCTTATGAGCCGGTTCTCTGGCTATTACACGAACTCTATGTTTGTGTTGGATATGAGCGCTTTCACCTACGTGACCATGAAAGGTCGTGATACGAAGGTGATGGATGACGTTCAGGACAAGGATGAAGATCTTCGTCGGGGCTTTATCCAGACCGACTGTTCGGTCGAGCTTGACATGGGTGGTGTGACCTGCGGTTACATCGGCAATGTCAACTATTCAGCGACCTAAGGAGGTTTAGATGCGTCAACGTCATGACTATGGGCTGCATACGGGTGTGGAAGATTTCCGCCGTATGCCTCGCTGGCCGGTCCTTACTGTAGGAGCGGCTGGTTCGACGGCTGCTGATGCAGCTGCTATCCCCTTCTCTGCAATCGTCCATGCGGTGGGTGCAGATGCTACGAAGGGTATAGCTCTTCCAGCTCCGTCTGGTCCTGGAGATACTTGCTTTGTCAAGAACTCCACGGCAGCTAATGCTGTTCTTAAGGTCTATCCGCCGAGTGGGCAGAAGATCAATGATGGTACAGCTGATGCTGCGTTGAGTATGGCAGCTAAGACTTCGGCTTGGTTCGTCTCTCTGGATGGGCTCGGCTGGGTTACGCTACCTCTGCTTCCGTCGTAAGATTTTACGATGGTTGAGGGAGAGGCATCTGGCCTCTCCCATTTTTAGGAGGCTATAAATGTATCATCGCGGGTTCGATCCTCGTCGGCATTATTGGCCGATCTCACGGGCACATACGCTCGTGGGTCAGGCTTTGAAAGCAGCACTGGATGCTCTGCATCCGGGCGATGCTCCGGCGACGGCACCTCCTCCGCAGGTTATTGTTGTACCTGCGGCGCAAATCCAAACAGCTGTAGGAGTTCCTGCTACGGCTGCGGCACCTGGATCGGTGATTATTGTACAGCAGCCGAACGGCGGGGACACCCCGATTGTGAAGTGAGCTGGAACTTAGGGGGACAAGGGCGGTCGTCGTTACTTGTCCCCTTTTTTAAAGGATGGTCTAATGGCCTCAGCCGCTAAGTTCAATCAATTCGTAGAAGATCTTGCCGAACGGGTGCATAATCTTGGAAGCGATACGTTAAAGGTAGCGCTGACGAATACAGCACCTGTTGCGACCAACTCGATCTTAGGGGATATTACGCAGATTTCAGCCGGGAATGGCTACGCTACTGGCGGGACGCAAGCTACGATCAGCTCGTCCGCTCAGGCTAGCGGAACGTATAAGCTTGTTTTAGCTGACGTCACCTTTACTGCAGCTGGTGGAACGATCGGAGCTTTCAGGTATACTGTTTTGTATAATGATACGCCGACGTCTCCGGCTGATCCTTTGATCCTTTCTTGGGATTATGGTTCGAGTGTGACGTTGGCAGACGGTGAAGCTTTTACCTGGGACGCTGACCCGACTGCGGGCGTGTTGACGTTGAGCTAAGATGGGAGTAGAAGTTTACAATCCGCCTCCGGGTGCAATCATAACTATAAGTGCTCCGAATGCGCTTATGCGGTTTGAATGGCATCCTAAGAAGAAGCGGGTGTATATGATAAGGCTCTCTGATCCTACGATCGGTGAGCCTATTGCATATGATATTTGTGACCACGGAGCTGCGTGGAATGCAGTTTTAATCTACCTTCGAGGGTTTCGCGAAGGTGAGATGAGGAGACTAAGTAATGGATCTTTCGATCTATCAACCCGAAGCGATGCGGAAACGATTTCATCAGCTGAGAGAGCTTCGCTCAGAGATCTTGTCTCGTTCTGGTCCCGTAAGGTTGGAAAGAGATGAGCATGTGAATGCTTCTCGCGAGGTTACGCAGGAGTTCGATCGAAGGATTAAAGAGATCGAAAAAAATCTGGCTGAGGTTGATAAGCAGATCGCAATGCTCTCGCGGGCGCTCAACCGACAGGTCGGGCCGGCAGGTTTTGATCCTGATGCACCTCGAGTTGTTGAGGGCTAAAGATGGCTTCAGCTTTAGATGACCTCATCTATGAGGTCACGACTAGTACAGGTACGGGGAATCTTACAACCGCTGGCGTTTCGGGTAAGCGACGTGGAGCTACTGTATTTGGTACGAGCGACCTAGGTGCAAATAATCCAATTATGTTCATCAGCCATCAAAGTGCTGATGAATGGGAGATTGCGCCGTGCTATTACAGCTCAGCTGGCATCCTCGTCCGCGGAACGCCTTTAAAGAGTTCGAATGGTGGTGCGGCTGTTAATTTCTCTGCCGGCACTAAAGATGTTACTAATGCTGTTCCCGCTGCGAAGATTGTAACTACAGATGCTCCGCAGACTTTAACTAATAAGGCTTTGGGAAGTGGTACGGCTTTAGGTACGCCTAATAGCGGCAATCTTGCGAATTGCTCAGGCTTACCTTTTCCGGGCGGGTTAAGTGGGCTAGCAGGTCCAACAGTTCAGTTCTTTACATCTTCCGGCGTATGGACGAAGCCGGCAGGGTGTGTGAGGATTAAAGCTTATCTTGTCGGAGGTGGCGGAGGTGGTGGAGGGATTCAGCTTGCTGCTGCTCAATTCTGCGGAGCAGGTGGTGGAGGTGCCGGCGGTCTAGGTATAGTTTATTTAGACGTCAGATCGATCTCGTCTATAAACGTCACAGTTGGAGCTGGAGGGGCTGCAGGCGATGGAGCTAATGTAGGCGGTACGGGCGGAACTGGCGGATTTTCTAATCTAAACGGCGGAGCCTTAGGTGCCGCACTTGGTGGTAACGGCGGAAACGGGCGATCTTCAGCACAAGGTACATCTACTCTGAACCAAGGCGGAAATGGCGGAACTGCATCTGGTTGCTCTATCAATGCAGCTGGCGCTCCGGGTTCATTCGGAATGGCTTTTGCGAATACAAACGGGCAGATCGCGGGTGCGGGAGGGTCGAGTATGTTTGGCGGAGGTGGAGCCGGGGTTCGACCGAGCGGATCATCTGTAGGTAATACAGGCATCGATGGAAGTGGATTCGGTGCTGGTGGTGGTGGTGCAGCTACGACAAATACAGCAAGCCCTTTCCTTGGAGGTAATGGCTCTCCCGGGATTGTAATCATCGAGGAATACTATGCGTAAGACAATTATAGAAATAGCTACAGGCAATGTCTCCAACGTCATCCTTTTGAATGAGGGGTCTGAATGGACACCTGAAGAAGGTCATGCTGTTGGACCTGATGGAGGTTGGATTGGAGCGAGATGGAATGGCACATCTTACGAATGGATCATACCTCCTGTAGTAGAAGAGTAATCCCATGATTGGGGCTTTTATAGGTCAAGCTATCGGCCTACCTACTCGCGGCGATGCTTTGGTTAATAGGTTCTTAGCTATTAACACAGCTAGCTTTGCTTTAAGTGCAAAAGCAGCAGGTTTATTCCAGCATAAAGCTGTAAAGGTCCTCCCCGCTACTATAGGTCTTACGGCTAAAGATGTATTTTTGCATCAAGTTCTTTTTGCACAAGCTGGAAGTTTTACCTTGCTTGCTCACGAGGTTCTGGCTGAGGTAAACTTCCTTATAGCTAAGGCAAACTTCGCACTAGCAGGAAAGCCTGTAGCTTTAAATATAACCTTCCCAATCTCAGTTAGTGCTTTTACCTTTTCAGCTCAGGATGTAACTTACGAACTTAAACTTCCTTTAGGTACTGGGCAGTTTGTATTTACGGCGAAAGATGTGTTTATAGCTAAACGCTATACGCTCTTTGTAGAACCTGCAGAATTTACATCTTTCGGTCAGGAAGTAAGTTTTAAAATCTTATCTTCCCTTGCCTGGAGTGGAGAGGCTCAGGGTAGTGATGTGTGGGCTGGAGGAGATCCAGCTAATGCTTCATGGACCGCAGGAGTTGCAGTTGCCTCTTCTTGGCAAGACGATCCCGCTGAAGATGGAAGCTGGACTTCTGGAGATGCAATTGGTAATACCTGGACTAAGGATGGATCTTTATGACTAAAGATGAAGCTATGCTTTTGCTTTCATCCATCATGGGCAACCGTTCAGACCTAGTTACGAAGGGTCCGACGATGCTTAAGATGGCTCAAAACCATTACGAGCGTGGACCTGAATATCCGTGGTTTTTACTCAGTGAAGATACGACGATTAGGACCCAGATCGGTGAGCGTCGAGTCCCCTTACCAGTTGCGGACTTTATTGAAGAATACGAAGATGGTGCGTTGTTCTACGACGCAGAAGACGGCAGTCCGCAAAGCGAACTTGAGAAGGAAGATTATGATTATCTTATGAAATTCTATGGCTCGAACTGTACGGGTACTCCGCAGGCGTATAGCAGTGACGGGCTTTACTTTAATATCTTTCCACTTCCGAATGCTTTGAGTTTGCTTCGGATGAAATATTATAAGAAAGATGTAGACATTACTGGACTCTCAGGTTCAGCTACAAACAAATGGCTCACCTATGCTCCGAACTGCCTTATTGGCTGGGCGGGGCAGAACCTTGCATCTACGTATCGGGACGTTGTAGCGGCTAATAGGTTTATGCAGATCGAAAATGAAGCCAGACTCGTTCTGGATCGTCAAAACGAAAGCCATAAACACTCTAATCGCACCTATCAAATAGGAGGTCCGGCATGACTTTAGAAGCCGCGACGTATGTTTCAGGCCTTAATGCTTCTGCTCCGGGTGCAGCTGATCCCAGAAACCAGGGCGACGATCATCTGAGGCTTATAAAAGCTGTCCTTCAAGCCAGCTTTCCCAATTCTTCAGCACCTTTTTACATTCCTACAGTAGCTGATCCTTCAACTTCGACGCTAGTTGTAGCTACACCTACCGACGGAGGTAAGACCTTTCCGGTAGATTGTAGTTCTGGCGCAGTTCAGGTAGATCTTCCATCCGATGAGCCTTTTGATGGGTTTTATATTAAAGTAGTTAAAGCAGATTTTAGTATAAATGCTGTAACTATCTCCGGAAATGGACGGACCATCAACGGGGTTAGTTCAATCTCGTTGATTAAGGGCTTTCATACCGCAATTTTGGAGTATTCTACAAGCCTTTCTGCTTGGCTCGCCTACGTCACCCAGGCGACCCCGAGTGGGAGCTTTCTAGACAGTGCTGCGACAAGCATTCCGGGCTATCTTCTCTGTGACGGTACCTCCACCATAGGTGATGGATCTTCCGGAGCTACGAATACAGGTCCGCAATATCTTACTTTGTTTCAGGTTCTCTGGAACGGCTTTGGAAACGCAGTATGTCCGGTATCTTCAGGTCGAGGTACAAGTGCGGCGGCGGATTTTGCAGCTCATAAAAAGCTTACCCTTCCCGATCTTCGCGGGCGAGCTAGGTTCGGCAAAGATAATATGGGCGGCTCTGCGGCCGGAAGGATTACTACAGCTGTAAGTATCGACGGCAGCACTCTAGGTACCTCCGGTGGTTCACAGAGTGTGGTGCTTACGCAGGCTAATCTGCCAAATGTAAGTCAAAGCTTTTCAGGTACTATTTCAGGTACTGCAGCTAGTGCCGGCGCACATAGTCATACACTTACATCAGATGATTCTAAAACAGGATCTGAATCTGCAGGTATTGGAGGTAACTTCTATACTTCTTCTGGCGACTCAGGCTCGAGAGGGCCGGCTTCTCAACCAACCTCTACTGATGGAGCCCATACGCATAGTGTCAGTGGTAGTTGCTCAGGTAATGTCGCCTTAAACGGCGGAGTAACACAGACAGCTGTTTCTATCCTACCTCCTGCATTTATTGTAAACACCTTCGTGGCAGTCTAATGGCAAAGAAACCCTTAGTAGATCCAGATCCGTTAGAGCTGTACAATCTGGGTGCGTTGGGAATGATTGCGGATCTTAAACCGCATTTGCTCCCGCCGGAGGCTTTTAGTAACTCTAACAATGTCAGATTTAACACTGACGGGGTTAGCCGTGGGCAGGATCTAGGACAGGTCTTTGGTACGCTTTCAGCTGTGCCAGAGTTCATATTCAACGTACCTGCACCTAGTGCGAACTTCTGGCTTTATGCTAGCTTGACTAAAGTCTATGCTTACGATGGAACTACATCTACGGATATTACGCGTACTGCAGGTAATTATACTGTCGGTGCAGGGCTAGGTCGAAACTGGCAAGGTACGCTTCTAGGTAATGTGCCAGTTTTGAACAACCAAGCTGATGCTCCACAATATTGGACTGGCTTGAGCACGGCGAGCAAACTAGCTGATCTTGATGGCTGGCCCAGCGGATTGCGGGCGAAGATTATACGTGCAGCAGGACCGTATCTTATAGCTTTCAATCTTATCGATGGAAGTGCTGGCTTACAAAAAACAATTCAATGGTCAAGCTTTGCCGACCCTGGGACAATCCCGGCGAGTTGGGATTATAATGATCCGACAGTTGATGCAGGACGGGCGCAGCTAACTGACGCTAAGGGCGGAGAAATCTTAGAAGCCGTACTTCTAGGCAACTCTGTGGTTGTGTATACCTCAGGTTCAACGCACGTGCTGAAATACGTGGGCGGTACTGCAATCTTTTCACCGAACTTGCTGCTTACCGAAAGCGGGATACTTGCTTCTCGCTGCGCTACGAACTACAACAAAGGCACGGCTCAATTCGTTGTAACTTCTGACGATATTATCATTCATACTGGAACGCAGACAGCTCAGAGTATCGTGGAGGACAAGGTCAGGAAGAAGATTTTTTCTGAGCTTGATACGCAAAACTTTGCTAATTCGTTTGCGGTGGAAAATACAGCTAAGAAAGAAGTATGGTTCTGTTATCCTACTAAGGGTAATACCTACCCGGATATTGCTTTCATCTGGAATTATAAAAACAACACTTGTACGTTTAAGGATATTGATCTTAATAGTGCTGATGCAGGCAATAGCTATGATGTTGACGCTACAACTTGGTCAGATGATACGGAGAACTGGAACAGCGATAGCTCCCCTTGGAACCAAGAAACCCGGAATGTGGTTATTGGGGTAGATAGATCTGCTAGCAAAGCTTTCCAGATTGATGCGCTGTATGATAATGTTCCAGCTGCAATTGAACGAACAGGATTAGCTATCGACGGCAAGGATCGACAAGGTAATCCGAAAGCTAGCACGAAAAGTGTTAAGCAGATTAACCGTATGTGGATTAAAGCTACGGGTACAGCAATCTTAACTGTACGTGTAGGTTCTCAAGATGTGATTGACGGACCTATTACCTGGGCT